GTTAAACCAACTTTGAAAGAGACGACATTGGAAGCCAAGTCACTCTCCGAGCCCAAACTGCTAATACCAGTCGTCTGGAGATTGTAAATCAATCTGCTCAGCCTCCTTTTTCCTGGACAAGAGGTGTCCGTGAAGACCAGAAAAGAACGGGTTCACATGTATGAGTCCCTTGAGATAATTCATGGCCCAAACTTTCTCTGGATCGGTGTTGTCCTCCAACAGGTCCACAAGCCTGTTCAAAGGTGGAACACCATCCTTCTCAAGTACTCCGGGTAACTTTATGGATAAAGGAAGATCCAATGACCAACATTCCCAAATCCCAGCATGAGCTCTTGGCACTTTACCCGGGTGCTTCTTTATCTCCTGTGTGCTGAGAAAATGCCTGACAACCTCATCTATGACAATAGTGTTTTCTTCAGGCTTGTCAGAAGAAACGAAAAGTTGTGGCATCCAGTCTATTGCCTCAACCTCTAAGTCCTCAATCACTTCTTCTGTGGCAATCTTGACCTCAACTATGTCTGGTGGCTCTGGTGGCTCTTCTGATGCATCCTCATCCTCATCATCATAAGAATAGTCCTCTTCATCACTGCTCAGCAAATCATCGAACAGGTCAGCTAATGCAGCCAGTCTAGCATTCTTGGTGTCCCTAAGTGAGCTTATCTCGTCCACTATGGTGTCATTCTTGTTGAATGCCATGGTTGTCTCATTGAGTCCCAGTCTTCTCACCACCTCTTTGTTGGTTCCCTCCCACCTTATGTTAGGCTTGACAACTTTCATCAAGTCAGAGCCCAAGCCCAACTTCTCAAGGACATTGATGTCTGCTAAGACCCTGCCAGCCAAAAACACAGTAGTCACCTTTTCAATTGGACTGCGGCAAACAGGAACAAGCAAGTGCCCTGACAGTGTTGAAATAAATAACATGTTCGCCACATTCACCAGCTTGACTCTAAGACCTCTCTCTGGTGCATCAAAAACATGGTAAACATCATTGGGGCCATCTTTGTAGTCCATTTCATACTTTACCCAGTGTGTAACATGGTGGTGCCATTTGCCGTCTTTGACGATTATCTCTGTTCTGATCTTTCTGTGGTCTGTGGAATATGTTCTCATCATCTTCACTGATGGCCCAGATATGGTCTCAAACTCTCTTTCCTCAAAGTTGAAGTGCAAGCGACTACAGTTCACCCAGAACATGTCTTCTAGAGACTTGTTCGAGAACAAACCCATCACATGAGGCACAAGCTCCATCCTCTCGAGTTCCCCTATTCCCTTTGATATGATGCCATCATTGACAAGTGAGGTCAAGAAAATGCCTTTAAAGTCCCCTTTAGTGTAAGCAAGCACAGAACTAGGATCCCCATATTCTATCATCCGAATGCTCTGTTCTCTGGGCACCACTGTCTTGGTACTGTCATAATAATCTGGCATAAATGTCTCCCATGTTGGCCTGTTGTGTCCTCGGCCAGAGTGAACAAGATCTGCGCTAGCACCCTCCATCAGGTTGCTCTTGAGGAGAATGTGCACGATATGCTGATCAGGTGTGCATGTTTTGGAAAAGTTGACCCATATCTTTATCTTTGTCTCAGACATTTTGGTCAACTTTTGCTTAACGGTCTCTCTGCCTGCCAGGTAGTCAATAACCCTAGCTTGACCACTACCACCAATGCAACTTGGTTTGTGATGATTGTCATAGTCCTCAAGCTGTCTCCTCAGGTAGTCAGTGGGCAAGTAACTCTTCTTGTGCGACCATTTGACTGCTTTCTTGTTTCTTGGGACCACAGCAGATATCATAACACCTTTGCAAACAGAGACATGCAAATACAGCTGAGAACGGATGTCAGACGCATAGTTCTTCAACTCAGGGTCCAGATTCAATTTTGATGAATATGTGGACCACACTTCGTGTGCATCAAACAGCTGTTGCCTGGTGACCTTGCCTGAGAGGCCCAGTGACTCCAACATTGCTGAGTTCACCCAGAAACTAGGCCTGTCATGCGGAACCTGAGGTATTGAGAGCTTATTTGAAGAGCCTTCAGCATAGGTGGCAGACATCTCTCTCTGCAAGTTGGTGACCAACACTCTGAGTGGAGTTGTGTGTGAGCTGTTGAGGAACAAAGGAAGGAAGTCCTCATCCACAAGTGTGTTTATGAAGGCCGATATCTCTCTAGCACTCCTCTTTGGCCTAAAGTCAAACCTCACTATGTTCCCTGTGGCAATTGTTTTGACATAGTATTCAGGAAGGTCCACATTGTCAGGGTTGATCACTGTCCAGACATTCTTAGCACTTTCCATCACATTGGCAAGGAATGATTCCACTTTGTTCTGCTGATCAGTGGCATAATTGTTGATGATGCAAGCCTGCTTGCCTAAGGACAATGCAAGCATCAGGTCAATCTTTGGTATGCCGCCTAGCTCAAGAGGAACATAGTTGAGTGAGCTCCCCTTTCTAAGAAATTGAGAGACCATCTGCTGCTGAATCAGAGTGAGGTATACATTAATGACTGACACCCAATGTGCACCCACCACGCTGCCTTCATCTCTCATGTAGCTGAGTCCTTGGTCCATGGCCCTCATCATTGAGTCATACATAGATATGCCATCTGAAAAATCTATGTAAGAAAGCCGGCTTTTCACATCTGGCTTGTAGATGCCCTCTTTTGTCATGAATATGGAGTTCATCTCGGAAACATAATAATTTATGGTGCTTTTGACTTTGTTTCGAGCTATAGAAAAGTGCAGACCAACCCAAGATGACAGATTGACAACTGCGGCGCCAACTTGCTTCCCTGTGTACACACCAGGTGCCATCTCTGGCAACTTGAAAAGTATGTTCCTGTTGTAATCATCAGAGGTTATCACAAACTTTATATTCAGCTTGTACTCACTCAGTAATGTTTCGCATAGCCACTTTGACATGTTCAGCGAATCAGTGCCAAGTACACTAGATGTGACCCCAAGAATACCCTGCCACATGCCTTCATGGGTTTTCATGGCACACACATCATTGTCATAATAATCAGGCCCACAATTTCTAAGAAAATCTAAGACCTCACCCACCTTGCCATGATGAACGGCTCCAGAGTTCAACTCAGCATATAGGGCATCTGGAAGTTTAAAGGCCTTGTTGTTGAAGTACTTGCACAGCAACTTTAGACAAGACAATGAGTCTGGTGATG